AGTAGCTATGTCAATCTACTACCCGAAATACTACCCTTCATTGATAGCAGAGATTACGATATTGAGTTAGAGGACCTTCGTACATATAGCACAACATTCAATTTTACTGAAGTGTCCGAGGAGACGTTCAAACATAAGAATTGGCCCGAAGGTCACCCTATCGCAGGTCAGCCAGTTGTATTGCGTGACTATCAAATAACAATCATTAACGAATTCTTAAAGAACCCACAATCACTACAAGAGATTGCTACGGGCGCGGGTAAAACATTAATCACGGCAGCACTAAGTTACAGCATTGAACAGTATGGTCGCAGTATTGTTATCGTCCCGAATAAATCATTAGTCACACAAACAGAAGCAGATTACATTAATCTAGGATTAGATGTTGGTGTATACTTTGGTGATAGAAAAGAATTTGGCAAGACACATACAATCTGTACTTGGCAAAGTCTTAACAATATGCTTAAGAAAACAAAAGCAGGTGAAGCAGAAGTTGAGATTGGTGACTTCCTTGAAGGTGTAGTTTGTGTCATGGTAGACGAGGTTCACATGGCCAAAGCAGAAGCACTCAAAGAACTACTAACGGGTGTAATGAGTAACATACCAATTCGTTGGGGCTTAACTGGCACTATACCTAAAGCAAAGTTTGAAAGTCAAGCATTGTTTATTAGTCTTGGTAATGTTATCAATAAATTATCAGCAAGCGAATTGCAAGATAGAGGTGTATTAGCACAATGTCATGTGAACATCGTTCAACTACAAGATGGAGTTGAGTTTAGTAATTATCAAAGTGAACTAAAACATTTATTAGAAGATGGCAAACGATTAGATAAGATTACACAATTGATTGATGTAATTAAGAATAGTGGTAACACATTGATACTTGTTGATAGAGTAGCAGCGGGTAAAGAACTACACAATAGATTAGCCGAGCAACTACGCAACTTTAAAACAGAATATGATGTTGTGTTTGTATCAGGTAATACTGGTATGGATGAACGCAAAGAACAATATGATGAAGTTGCTACAGCAACTAATAAAATCATTATAGCTACATATGGTGTAGCAGCAGTTGGTATTAATATTCCCCGAATCTTTAATCTTGTTCTTATTGAACCGGGTAAGAGTTTTGTTCGGGTAATTCAAAGTATTGGGCGTGGTATTCGTAAAGCCGAAGATAAAAATTTCGTGCAGATTTGGGATATCACAAGCAGTTGTAAGTTTGCAAAACGGCATCTTACACAAAGAAAAGCATTTTACAAGGAAGCAAACTATCCATTTGATGTTGAAAAACTTACATACAAATGATATAATAACACTATGAGAATTTTGACCCTAGATAACGAATACTATAACTTAGAGACATTGCCAGAGGAGATTGATGACCTACGATTTGCGATACTTGACAACAGTAATCCAAGTAACGTAGATTATCATTATATCCCACTAATCTTTTTAGAGAGTTTTAATGCACCCGCACTTGTATTGAAGATTGGTAAACATACAATTAAGATGCCAGTAGATTGGCAAATATTGATTGGTGAAAAAGAACATGGTGACTTAGAGACACTTCCATTAACAAGTATCAATGACAGAGGATTTAATGCGTTTGAGTTTAATCCCTTGACAAGTTTTAGTCCTACATTCTTACCTATTGAGATTGTAGATATCTATCACGATGTAACATGGTATGCTCCCCGATTGAAGAACGGACAGTTTCTATGTGTACCAATTGAAGATGGACCTAAACCCGCATGTATATATTTTGTAAAAGAGATTAGTCGTAATTGTGAGATAGTAGATTATAGTCAGGCATTTTAATGGCAACAAGAAAAGCAGCGATTCCAGCAGATGAAAAATTAGAGAACCAAGATTTTCCCTTGTTTGATGCACTTGCGGCTTTAGATAAGAAAGATTATGGTTATTATGATAGGCTGTCACCCGAACAACAAAAAAAGTTTGTTCCGTTTATGCTTATTAAGTATGTAAGTTATTTAAAAGGATCTAGTGAAATTGCAGGATATTATTTACGTAGTACAGACTATCACGCAAACAAATACTTTTTTAATGAAAACATAATAAAGAATCCTAAACTTCAATGGCTAATGTTATGTGCAGCAAGCCCGGGATTGGGCAAACAATTTCATCCATGGATTCCTCAAATTAAAGAGAAGGTTAGTAGTCTTAAAGAAAAGGCTGCAATGAAAGATATTAAAGATTATTATACAAAAATCTATCCCAAGGCAGATGCTGAATCATTAACTGAGATATCAAAAGAGTTTGTGAAACAACAACACAAAAAAGTTTATCTTGCTGAATTATACCCAACGATGAAAATATCGGACATTGAAACATTAAATGAAACTATTACTGAAGAACAACTTAAGCAATATGAAAGAGACCTCGGCAATTAAAACAGCAAAATATAGCTGTGAATTTTGCAAGAGAGAGTTCTTGCGTGAATCAACCACGCTTACTCATGTATGTGAACAGAAGCGTAGATGGTTAGATAAAGACAATCATGGAAACAGAATTGGCTTTCAGTGTTGGTTAGAGTTCTATAAAAAGAATACATCAAAACGAAAGAATCTTAAGCAAGAAGATTTCATTAAGAACCCATACTACATAGCTTTTGTTAAGTTTGGTAATTATTGCGTAAGCATCAATGCTATCAACATTCCAAGATTTACTGATTGGCTGTTAAAGAATCAGGTTAAGATAGATAATTGGTGTAGTGATAGTACGTATACTAAATATCTGATTGAATTTTTACGACATGAGGATCCATTTGATGCTATACATCGTAGCATTGAAAAGTGTATTGAAATGGCAAGTGATGCTAACATACAGCCGCATGACATGTTAAGATATGGCAATGCTAACAAGATTTGTTATGCTATCACAGCTGGTAAGATTAGCCCATGGTTGTTGTATCAAAGCAACAGTGGTACCCGTTTCTTAGATGGATTAAATGAAGGTCATGTTAAAATGATCATTGATTATATAAATCCAGAACAGTGGGCGATAAAGTTTAAACGTGATGCAGAAGTTACAAAAAGAATTAAAGACACCCTCACTGAAGCAGGCTACTAGAGTTCGTATAGCATGGATGAAGGGTGATACAATTAGTGATTGGGATGAGACTTGTATTTGGGCAATGGAAGTATATGGATTGCCCGGCGTCAAGTATTATACACATATGACAGAAGATTATATGGATTTTTATTTTTATGATGAGCGTGATGCGATACATTTTAGTTTGAGATGTTTATGAGAAGTTGGGAAGATATACGTCCGGGCTGGTATGAATATGTTATTAAACTAGATGAAAACCGATGGAAGGAACATCGTATTGAAATTTTAGAATGGTTGTGTAATAAAATTGACAAGCATGAACGACACACGGTATGTACCTGGAATGAGTATCAAGTAAAAATAAAATTTAGATATCAACGAGATTATATATTCTGTAGTTTAAGATGGTAATATGATAAAGAAACGTGCTATGTCTAATGATAGATGGGTATCTGATTTAGCAAAACAATGGATAGATGAAATCAACATGAAACGCCTTGAAACTGGTTACGCTGGCAATCAACCTAAATGGCCCTATTGGGTTCGTCCATACAACTATGATGAGAAAGAGTGGTTGGATATGAATCAGTGGATGATTAACACATTTGATGATAGCAACTGGCTTAGTGAAAATGCACGTTGGGTAGGTAGTGATCGTAAGTATTGGTTCCGTGATGAACAAGATAGAACCTTTTTCATATTGCGTTGGTCATGATAGATATAGAACACGAATACATTGACAAACTTGCCAAAGACATGGCTGACAGTATTGATACAGAAGTACTATACAATGCTATGGGTTGGACTATTGTTAATATACCGCACCCATGGTACATTCCTAGTGTGCCACAATATTACGGTAATAGTCTAATAGATTGGTTAGAAGAAAATAAAATTGAATATCATTGTTGGGACGGCAGAATTGCTTTCAAAGAAGGAAGTGATGCTACATTTTTTACATTGAAGTGGACATGAGCAAATTTACACATAAAACATCACGCTATTTTGGTAGCACAGTTAATATACATACTATCTCTTGGAAAAACCAAGATGATGTTAACCCTAAAGAAATTAAAAAATGGTGTAAAAAGAATTACGGTAAGTCAGGATATGATGAAGAAACTGGAACCAATCGTTGGGTAGATAATATCAACCAATCTGAAATAATGCTTACCCGTGATGAAGATTTAACATTGTTTTTGTTGCGCTGGGAATGACCAACATATCAAAATCATTTCAGGATTATGATGACGATGATCCGGCATTACATCAACGAAAGAATCGTTGGAAGTATTGGGAAGCATTGAAAAAAGTTCGTGTAGAGTACATGGAAAACAAAACAGATTTTGACGCTTATGAATTTGAAGATTACATCCTAAGTAAGTATGGGGTAAAGATGAACATAGTTAACGGTAACATTACTGATGGTTATGAAGTAGTAGATGAAAAACTCTACTTGATATTTTTATTGAAATGGGGATGATATGGCAATAAAATACACAGAATGTTTTCATCCAGCATGGCCCAGTGCCTCAGGCTCTTTATGTAGGGATAACAAATATAAATCTGGACACAAAACAGTCTATCAAAGAGATTGTAAATATCACAAAGAAGATCCAACCATCATTGTAAAATGGATGAGAAGAAATTTTGGTGAAAGACACCGAGGTTGGGACTTCTCCTTAGCTGGAGGATGTGTTACAATTGAGTTGTGGGATGATAAATTTATAACAATGTATGAAATGTGGCAGATGTAATGGCAAATGATATAATGATTGACATGGAGACACTTGACACAAGTCCATACTGTGTTATACTAACTATTGGCGCAGTAAGATTTGATCCTAAAGGTAATGGTGTAGTGGAGCGATTAGAATTGCGTCCTACAATTGATGAACAGACTGAAAAATACGATAGGGTTATTAATGAAGATACTATTAGATGGTGGGGAGAGCAGTCCGAAGCTGCAAGAGAAGAAGCGATGGGAGATCAGGGACGTATTTCATATAGCGAATGTATGGAAGCCCTTTATAAGTTTTGTTGGAATCGCCGCGCTGTGTGGTCTAATGGGGCTTCATTTGATGTCGTTGTTGCGGAAACCGCATGGCGTCAACTTGGAATGCGAATACCATGGCCATTCTATACCGTACGAGATACTAGAACGTTGTATGAAGTTGCAGGCGTCAAACTAAGTGACGGTGGACATTCAACTACCCACAAAGCAGTAGAAGATGCCGAAAGACAAGCTATTGTCGTACAAAAAGCGTATAGTAAACTTATCAAAGCAGGAGTGATGCCACCGTGAGAATAGATAGTGATATTGACATTGACTTTGGTTCAAGAGATAGATTACTTGAACTGATTAAACATACTAACGCAGCAATGCGTAATGTCAATCCTATACGTAAACACGCAACTGGAGTATATGTTACTCCTATTCCC